TGGATAAATCTGGCTCCTTTCGATACTAATTACTTAGAAAGGATCAATATTGTTAGTAAGGAAAATCGAAAATAACTGGGAACAGGGCTTCCCCGGTGGTATGACAGTTTATATCATTGGACAGCCTAAAACCAGAAAGACAAGTCAAGCAAGTAAGTGGAGCAACAAAGGGACTGAAGGAGTCATCTTATTGGACACAGAGGGTGGAGCAGAGTTTGCAGAAGGGGCTAACGTCGTTTCTGTTACTTCTTTGAACCCTCCAATGAGACCTTTAATGCTAGGAGGTAAGCAGAAAATAAATGATGATATGTCGAAAGCCTTTGAGATTATACCACCACTGGAACGAGGGTATTATCACCCTACAGGACCAGATAAGGGCAAACCAATGGAGACTTATTCTCTGATAGAAACCTATAAATGGTTAACCAAAGAATGGGATTCACTACCATACGATACAATTGTTATTGATACAATTGATATTGTTAATGGATGGATAGAAGACATAGTACTGAAAGAGCTAGAAATAGACACAATGGGACAAGGAGGCTGGGGAGCCGACTGGGGTTTAGCAAGAAGGAAAAACCTTGACACTATTGGACGATTCCAAAAGTTAGTCAAGAAGAAGAGTGCTACTCTCGTCATTATATCCCACAGCAAAACATCGAGTGTCGTTGATGCTAAGGTGCAATTAACACCTGACCTTCCACGAGGACTTGGATATGCATTGGCAGGAAAAGCTGAGTTAATCGGTTTAGCTTTCTTTGAGAAAGCAGGGATTGACCCAATGATGTCATTCAAAGCATATGATGAAAGAGTTGTTGGTAGTAGACTAAGGCCATTGGCACAAAAGACACTACCTTTCGATTATGAAGCGATACAGAAAGAACTGTTAAATTACAAGGAACAACAATGAGTGAAATCTTTAGACCGACAAAGGCTGGGGGTGGAAACTACCTTGGCATTCAAAAGATAGGGATTGTAGACATAAAAGACAGAAACGAAGAGATGGACTGGGCAGATATCTTCTTAGAGATAACTGTAAACAGTGAACACAGTAAATACAATGATAAGATAGTTATATCAGGAGAACTTAATAAAGATGCAGATGGAAACCTTGCACCTAGTCCTGTATTAGCTAGATTATATGGGTTTATAGACGGTGCTGGATTAGCATTTGGATTGGATGTAAAAGGTAACTGGGTAGACAGTAATGGAGAAGCCATACCTAACATTCAAAACTATCTTTACACTGCATTATGCAATGTAGATGATGATGGTAAACCAGAAAAACACCCATACGTTGCTTATTTCTATAAGAAATGGAGCAAGGGACGTAAAAGAGCATTTACTGAGGTGCACACACATATCTTTGCAGATACAGCTGAGGGTCATGCTAAGTTAGCAGACAGAATTAAGTACCTAAAGTCACAGGGATATCTGATAGAACATGTACCAACCGTCAAAGACGCACCAAGTCAAACACAAAGTGATCCTGATTCATTTTGATGTACCTAGAAGTTGCAGAAGGGACTCCTTTTAACCGAGGGGTCCCTCTCACTAAACCAGAGATGATCGAAAAGTTGAATCCATTAGTACCTTTATATAGAAGTACCTATCTATATGATGAAGAAGGTAGGGATTGGATGTTAAAGAATAAATCTGTTAAAGGTTACTTTGGCATGAGATACATAGATCATATAATACTAGATATAGACAAAGAGAAGAATACTGATATACTCACATTGAATAAAGCTCGTGCCATAGTTATGGAACTACTGGATAGTGACGTAGACAAGAATGATATTGGAGTATATTTTAGTGGTACTGGTTATCACATACAATTAAGCAACAAGCTCTTTGGCTTCAAAGGATCAAAGGATTTACCATTTCAAGTAAAGAATAGTATTAAGAAGGCATTCCCAAGTGCTGATATTAGTATACTTATGCGAAGTGGTATCTACAGGGTACAATACACAATCAACCAGAAAACAGGACTTCATAAGATACCTTTAGAGATGTCTACATTTCTTTATGGGCAAGTTAAAGATATATTTGAATCTGCTAAAACAATAACAGAGAAGAATAATTGGGCTTTTGCTTTAGATGGCAATGGAGAACTTAAACATCTGGTAGACTTTGAAGTACCACAAATAAGAGAGATATCTAAGAAAGTTGTAGAACCATATAAAATAGTACCATGCATACAAGCTATGTTAAATCGTGGACCCAAAGAAGGGACAAGGCACAATGTATTACTACGTGTTGCGAGTCATTTCAGGAGACATGGTATCCCATCAGATTATTGTAAAGTTGCTCTATTACACTGGAATAACAACAACTTAGAAGAAGAAGAAATACTAAAACAAGTAGAAAGTGTGTACAATGGTGGCTATCAATACAGTTGTATAGATAAGCTTATGACTGCACATTGTCAGACAAGTTGCATGTATTTTAAAAGGAAAGATTATACTATAGACGTAATGAACTCAGATGAACTACAGAAAGCATTAGTCGCCAGATTTACAGGTAACTTTGATGGTAGAACTATAGACCTGAGTAAGCTGTATGGTCTGACTGGTAAAGATGTAGTAATATATCCGGGTGAGTTAGTAACTATATTTGGACCTACTGGTGCAAGTAAGACAACCGTAGCTCAGAACATAGCTCTAGGCTATAATGCAAGTACTGATACTATAGACCAAAATGCGACTATGTCTACGCTGTACCTATCCTTAGAGCTCTCAGGATGGTACATGCACAGGAGGAACCTACAGATAGTAAGTGGTACCTCTAAGGAACAGATACAGAATAACTACGAAGCAGTATTCGAAGAATACAAAGATAGAGTAAGTCATATTAATATACAGACTGTTGCTCCTTTAATACCACAAATACAAGACAAGATAAGAGAGTTGAATCCAAGTCTAGTTATAGTAGATTATATAGACCTTGTAGAGACTCCCAAAACAGCAAGAGGTGAATACGAACAGATAAAGTATATAAGTCATGAGCTATCAAAGATAGCAGTAGCAATGGACATTATCATTATACAATTAACACAGATATCCAGAAACTACAGTAGAGAGCAAGTAATAGACTTATATGCAGGTAAAGGTAGTGGTGCTATAGAAAACGCATCACGTAAGGTACTCGGACTTAATGGACGAGCCGATAGTATTCACAAGACAATGGAACTACTTAAAAACACCGATGGTGATTTATTTGAGACAAAGCTCCGATGGACTCCATCATTTAGAATGATAAAGGAGTAAGATGACAACAAAAGAACAAATAAACGAAATCATTGATTTAGAAAATGATCTATTGTTAGAACCAGATGATCCAGAGATTCAATCAGATTTAGATGTAGCTCGAAAGAGACTCGCTATAAAGGTTGATAACGTGGACAACTTTGTGATGACAATAAACGAAGAAATAGCCGTAATGACAGCACAGTTAGACGTGCACAAAAAAGAAGTTGAACGTATGAGAAACAGATTAAAATCTATAAACAAGACGAAATCATATTTTGATGAAGTCCTGTTACCAATGGCTATAAATACTATCGGAACAGATGGTATTCTACAAACGAAGACGGCACGATATAAGATTTATGAAACATTTGGTAAAACCCATGTAGACCCTGACGTATTAGAGGATATCTACTGGCGAACAAAGACAACCAAAGAACCAAATGTTAGCATGTTAAGAAAGATATGTATAAAGAATTACGCAGAAAAGAAGGACTTCCCTAAAGGAGTCAAGATGTATCGTTTACAAAAAGTGCGTAGATCATGATATTTAAATTTGAGAAACTAGACAATGGCGTAGTAATTACATTGTTTCAGTTATTTCAATTCAGTATAGCATGGCCTATAGAAGCAGACCCTCAATGTGCCTTATCAATAGGCTTTGTAGGTCTCAGATTAGAAGTACGTATAGATGGAAACGATTACAAATAATTAACCACAAGGGTTGGGTGTACTTTTTATGACATACACAGCTACGCTGTCCTTCATAATCTCCACTCAACCCTTAACTTACAAGGAGTACATTATGTTAAGTGTAACAGTAAACGAGATCATAAAAGAACCCGAAGACCACATAAAAAAAGGCCAAATAGTAAGGTCAAAGCATAGTAAAGATAAAACTATCATTCTTATTACGGATGTTCCTAGGGGAACACATTTTGAAGGGGTCGTGGTTTCTAATGGTCAATGGGGAATAGGATATTATAGTAAAACATGGTTAAAGAGCTATTTTTACCCATACAATGGCACAATAGTATTCGACTCTAATATCTGATGAAACCCAAGAAGCGACGTATCAGATTTAGTCAAACTAATATACTACGATTAAAGTGGATGTACTGCTATATCTGTGGTGAAGAAGTAAAGGTCGCAGGAGAGACATACAATGTTCGTTGTGGTACATGTACAGCAATGCTGACATATGATGACCATGAAATACTAAAAGAAAAGAACCTTAAACTAATAAAACAATACAACTTAAATAGGGGTAAAGATGGAACAGAAACTAATTGAAGCTTATGAAAGCTTATTAACAAATCTTACTACAATACAAGATTTTGTAATAGAAGAAACACCAATAGTACTACAACAA